ATATAGCAAAGACCCCCCCCTATAAATTTCAAACTCCTTTACAAAAATTTTTTTTACCCTATAACATGTTTATCGGCTAACAACCTGCGACATCGAGATAGTATGACTTTGGTAATAGAACCTGAACTAGGTGTACAATTAGATAAAATTACGCCCTCTGTTGATCTTAAGGATCGTATGGAGTCAGCAGCTAACACCGCAAAAGAACTTGGTGAGCATGGTTTAGAGGTAGAACCTACCAAAGAAGATAAGGATGTTGCGGCAAAACTTGCAGTAGCGTACGCAAATAACCCTGAAAAGACTTCTAAAAAAGTAACTCCCAAGAGAGTAGCGGTACTTACACCTGCGTCTTTGATACTAACAAACAGTATTTTGCAGGAGTTTGGTCGCTCTGTAGTAGAGAGTGCGGTACAGATACGTCATCTTGTGACAAATAAGTTACTACTAGAGACAGATAACCCTGATCCGCGCGTGCGAATACGTGCATTGGAGCTTTTGGGTAAGATTAGTGACGTAGGGTTATTTGCAGAGAAGTCTGAAGTGACAATAACGCACCAGTCTACTGATGATATTAAGGAAAAATTACGTAGTAAGTTAGCAAAACTCGTAAATCCGCCTGAAGAAATAGAGAATGCGATAGAAATTGATGGTGAAGCCGTAGATGTGAACGCAGAACTGGGAATTAATAACACCGAAGAAGGATTTGATGATGGGTGAGGCGGCTTTAGCTTTCTCAGAAGAAGAAATCCAAGTAATGTTGGACAATTTAGATCACTACAGCACCGATGAGGTAGCAGAAATTGACCGTATGGTTGATGAGTTGAGCGTACGTAAGGAAAATAGCCTCGCTTATGACGATTTAATTGAATTTTGTAAAAGAATGCAGCCCGACTACATAGTTGGGAAGCATCACAGACTGTTGGCAAACATGCTTATGGGTATAGAACGAGGAGATAAAGACCGTATATGTGTAAACATACCACCACGTCATGGTAAGTCTCAACTTGTGTCTATATATTTCCCCGCATGGTTTTTAGGGAGGAATCCAAACAAAAAGGTTATGATGGTGTCCCATACCACGGACTTAGCAGTAGATTTTGGCCGTAAAGTACGTAACTTGATCGCTACAGACGAGTATTCGTCTATATTCCCTACAGTTAAATTGGCTTCTGACTCTAAATCAGCAGGTCGTTGGAACACTAACTCTGGAGGTGAGTATTATGCGTGTGGTATTGGTTCTTCTATTGCTGGTCGGGGTGCTGACCTCCTGCTCATCGATGACCCTCATTCTGAACAAGATGTCATTAACGGAAATTTTGAAGTGTTCGAAAAAGCCTACGAGTGGTTCACATTTGGAGCCCGTACTCGACTTATGCCTGGAGGTCGCGTTGCCATAATACAAACACGTTGGCATATGGATGACCTGACAGGTCGTGTTGTAAGAGATATGGGGCAGAACGAGCGATCAGATCAATATGAAGTAGTAGAGTTCCCTGCAATACTAGATATGGTAGATGAAACAACTAAAAAATCGACCCAAAAACCCCTCTGGCCTGAGTTTTTTGACCTTGAAGCCCTCTTGAGAACAAAAGCGTCTATGCCCGTATTCCAATGGAACGCGCAGTATCAACAAGAACCCACCGCTGAAGAGGCCGCGTTGGTTAAACGAGAGTGGTGGAAACGGTGGGAAAAAGAAGAGCCACCTTCCTGTGAGTATGTTATTATGTCCCTCGACGCTGCAGCAGAGACACATAACCGTGCGGATTTTACTGCGTTGACGACGTGGGGCGTGTTTTTAAATGAAGAATTGAATAACTATAATATTATTTTGCTAAATAGTATAAAAAAGCGTATGGAGTTCCCAGAGTTAAAAGATATGGCTATGGAGGAGTACTCTGAATGGGAGCCAGATGCGTTTATTGTGGAGAAAAAGAGTGCGGGCACCGCGCTTTACCAAGAAATGAGACGTATGGGACTTCCCGTGCAAGAGTACACACCACACAGGGGCTCAGGTGACAAATTGGCACGTTTAAACTCCGTAACTGATATTGTAGCGTCGGGGTTATGTTGGGTTCCAGAGACACGTTGGGCAGAAGAAGTAATAGAAGAGATTGCAGGATTTCCATTTATGAGCCATGATGACCTTGTTGACTCTACCGTAATGGCCTTGATGCGGTTTAGACAGGGCGGATTTATAAGACTACCAAATGACGAGCCTGACGAGGTTCGGTACTTTAAACGCAAAGGAAGTGGATTTTACTGATGGCTATTGAAAAAGGACTATACCAAGCTCCTACAAGTATGGAAGAAGACGCAGAAACAGAAACTTCTGAGTTAGAGATTGAGATTGTAAACCCTGAGAGCGTCACACTAAACGATGGGAGTATGGAGGTAACTCTAATGCCCGACGCAGAAGGTGTTATGGGAGGGGGGTTTGATGAAAATTTAGCAGAAGTATTAGAAGAGAGCGCACTGCATGAGCTTGCCGACGATATAGGTAGTATGGTTGAGTCCGACATGGATAGCCGTAAAGAGTGGGCAGATACCTTTGTTAAAGGTTTAGACGTACTCGGATTTAAATACGAAGAACGCACAGAGCCTTGGGAGGGCGCTTGTGGTGTGTATTCTACAGTATTAGCAGAAGCGGCTATACGGTTCCAAGCAGAGACAATGAGTGAGACGTTTCCTTCCTCTGGGCCTGTAAAAACAAAAATTTTAGGTGAAGAGACTAAAGAAAAAGAAGAAGCCGCTGCGCGTGTAAAAGCAGATATGAACTATGAGCTTACCGAGAATATGGTTGAGTATCGACCAGAACATGAAAGGATGCTTTACAGTCTTGGATTAGCGGGTTCTGCGTTTAAGAAGGTATACTACGACCCTAATATGGGACGCCAGATGGCAGTGTATATCCCAGCAGAAGATGTTATCGTGCCTTACGGAGCATCACATATAGAGACCGCAGAACGTGTTACCCATGTTATGCGTAAGACAAAGAACGAGTTAAAGAAACTACAGGCTAACGGATTCTACAGAGAAGTAGATCTTGGAGATCCTCAACCGTATCACTCTGACATAGAAGAACGCAAAGCAGAAGAAGGTGGGTATTCACTTACTGATGATGACCGTTTTACTGTCTATGAGATACATGCCGACATTGTAATTGACGGCGTTGGTGACTCTGACGAGGATGATATAGCTAAACCATATGTTGTAACGTTGGAGCGCGGCTCTAACGAGATACTATCAATACGTAGGAATTGGAGCCAAGATGACGAGCTGACATTAAAGCGTCAACATTTTGTGCACTATGTATATGTTCCAGGATTTGGGTTTTACGGGCTTGGACTAATCCACATTATAGGTGGTTATGCCAAGGCGGGAACATCCTTGATACGTCAATTAGTAGACGCTGGTACACTCGCTAACCTCCCTGGCGGGTTGAAATCGCGTGGATTACGTATCAAGGGTGACGATGCCCCTATTACACCTGGTGAGTTTAAAGACGTAGACGTACCATCGGGCAGCATCCGCGATAACATTATGCCTCTACCTTATAAGGAGCCTAGCCAAACACTACTCGCACTCCTAGACAAGATAACACAAGAAGGCCGTAGACTCGGCGCTATTAGTGACATGAACATCTCAGATATGTCTGCTAATGCTCCAGTTGGAACCACCCTTGCACTTTTAGAGCGTACACTTAAACCGATGGCTGCGGTACAGGCGCGTGTCCACTACGCTATGAAACAAGAGTTTAAACTCTTAAAAATGTTAATGGCAGAGTATGCCCCTAGTGAGTACGCATACCAACCCGCTAGAGGAGAAGTAAGCGCACGGCGATCTGATTACATGTTAATAGATGTTATTCCTGTCAGTGACCCTAACAGCTCTACTATGGCTCAAAGAGTGGTACAGTACCAAGCCGTGCTACAGATGTCGCAACAAGCTCCACAGATATATGACCTACCGCAGTTGCACAGGCAGATGATAGAAGTACTAGGAGTCAAGAATGCAGATAAACTTGTACCTACAAAAGACGACATGAAACCCGTAGATCCTATTAGCGAAAACATGGCAGCGTTGATGGGTAAACCGATGAAAGCGTTTATATACCAAGATCAAGATGCTCACATTGAGACACATATGGCGTTTATGCAAGATCCGATGGTTGCACAGATGATTGGGCAAAACCCGCAAGCTCAACAGATAATGGCTTCTCTTCAAGCACATGTCGCAGAACACCTTGGGTTTAAATACCGTAAAGATATTGAAGAACGTCTCGGTGTTGAACTACCTGCACCGAATGCACAGTTACCTGAAGAAATTGAGGTTAACCTTGCTAGGCTTGTTGCTACTGCAGCTAAAGATCTAACGCAGTCGCATCAACAACAGGCAGCACAAGAACAGGCACAGAAACAACAGCAAGATCCATTGTTCCAGTTAAAACAAGCAGAGGTGCAAATTAAACAGTCTGAAGTAGATCGCAAATCTAAGAAAGACCAAGCAGACGCAATGCGAGACGCTAAGAAACTAGAGTTAGATGAGCAAGAACTTATGATGGATGCTAAGAAAGATGGCATTAAGATGGCTGCAGACCGACGCAACAATAACGCAAAACTAGGTCTTGAAGAAATAAAAGTCATGCAACCTAACAAAACTGGGAGTAAATAATGGCAAAAACCGTCTTTGACGTGCTTAGAGATAACATCGAGGTTGATAAAGCCTCTGCACTAGATTTTCTTGAGAATGGGGGCGCAAAAGACTTTGCCCAATACAAGGAGATTACTGGCCTGATACGGGGTCTTAAGGCCAGTATAGAATACATAGAAGACCTCTCGCGCAATTATATGGAAGATGACGATAATGAATGAAGCAATAGAACTAGACGTAGGTAGTGTAGAAGAGCAAGAGCTTGAAGCTCAACTACCGTGTCCTGTAGGGTATCGCGTACTTATAGCTATGCCTGAAATAGAAGAAACTTTCGCAGATACTAAGGTATTAAAAACTACCACTACAATACATCAAGAGCATATTATGTCTATTATTGGACTTGTTCTTGATATGGGATCTCAAGCTTATTCCGATGTAGAACGTTTTGGTGACACCCCTTGGTGTAAAATAGGCGATTACGTAATGTTTCGTGCAAACACAGGCACGAGATTTAAAGTCGGTGGAGTTGAGTATCGTTTGATGAACGACGATTCAATAGAAGCTGTAGTTAACGACCCCCGTGGTGTATCACGAGCATAAGGAAATAAGAAATGGCATTTGAAAAAGTTCAATATAGTTTTCCTGATGAGCAGGAAGACGACAGTAAACCAGAAATTGAAGTTGAAAATTCATCGGCAGTTGAAATTGATCTAGGCGAGGGAAAGGATAAAAAACCTAAGTCTGATAAAATTGAAAAAGAAGTAGAAGTTGAAGTTGTAAACGACACGCCTAAAGCGGATAGAAATCGTAAGGCGTCTGAACCCCCAGAGGATGTAACTGATGAAGAGCTTGAAGACTATTCTGAAAAAGTTCGTAAACGTATCCAACATTTTAGCAAAGGCTACCACGATGAAAGACGCGCTAAAGAAGCAGCTTTTAGAGAAAGGCAAGAGCTTGAAACTTTGGCTCAATCACTTGTGGATGAAAATAAAAAATTAAAAGGCAGCGTTAATAAAAATCAAACAGCTCTGCTAGATCAAGCTAAGAAAGGAGCAAAGTCTGAGACCGAAGTAGCTAAAAGAGCGTATAAAGCTGCGTATGAGTCTGGGGACGCAGATGCTGTTCTCCGAGCACAAGAAAGTTTAACGGCTGCTAAGATTAAAACTGATAAGTTAAACAATTTTAAGTTACCGACTTTACAGAACGTTGAAACTCCTGTAAACAAAGTAGCAGATACTCAATCTACCCCAGCACAACCAGTTGCTGACGAACGAGCGAAGACATGGGCGAAAGCCAATCCGTGGTTCGGCACTGATGATGAGATGACAAGTCTTGCGCTAGGGTTACATAATAAACTCGCCAAGCAAGGTGTAAACCTGCAAAGCGACGAATACTACGAGACAATAAATACTCGTATGCAGCAATTATTCCCAGAGGAATTTGAGGATAATGCACAAGTGGAAGCAGAAAAGCCTAAACGCAGGGCAAATGTGGTTGCGCCCGCTACGCGGAGCACGTCACCTCGAAAAGTGACATTAACGCAAACACAAGTGTCTATAGCAAAAAGGCTTGGGCTAACTCCAGAACAATACGCCAAACAGGTTGCAATAGAAATGAGGAAAGAAAATGGCTGAAAATCGTATAGACCGTGAATTAACTAATCGTGAAACAACAACACGTAAACAAGCTTGGACACGTCCTGAAGTGTTACCTTCACCGACCCCACAGCCTGGATACGCATTTCGTTGGATTCGAACAAGTAATCAAGGGCAAGTCGACGCCACAAACGTTTCCTCAAAATTACGTGAAGGTTGGGAGCCAGCAAAAGCTTCAGATCATCCTGAAATTACAATGGTAACTGTAGAAAACGAAAGATTTGCAGATAACGTTGTTATTGGTGGTTTGATGTTATGTAAAGCTCCGATTGAGATGGTGAATGAACGCGGCAATTATTATCAGCAGCAGACAGATAACCAAATAAGATCAGTGGACAACAACCTCATGCGAGAAAATGACCCTAGAATGCCGCTCTTTAATGATCGGAAATCGAAGGTTACCTTTGGAAAAGGAAATTAATTTTAATCTTTTAATGGAGTCCTAGAAAATGGCTTATCCTACTATATCAGCCCCTTACGGGCTAAAGCCAGTCAACCTAGTTGGCGGGCGTAGTTACGCGGGTTCTACTCGTAAAATACCCATAGCTTCAAACTATGGTACAGGCATCTTTAACGGTGACGTTGTACAATATACAAGCGATGGTACGTTAATCATTTCTACATTACAAAACGATACTTCAGCGGTTGCTGGCGTTGTTGGTGTTTTTTTAGGTTGCAGTTATACTGACCCTACTCTCGGCTATAAGTTATTTAGCCAGCACTACCCTGCAAATACTGTAGCAGATGATATTGAAGCGATTGTTGTAGACGACCCTGACGCTATTTTTAAAGTTGTAAACTGTACTGGTTCTACGGCTGATGGCGCAACAACGGGGTTACTGCCGTTGGCTAAAACGCGTGCCACAACAATT